TGATTACATCAATCCGGATTGCATTGTTGATATCTATGCAAAAGATGAACAAGGTAAATTAAAATACCCGTTGCACAGATATACGATTGGCATTGACATCGCGGACAACAGAGCGACAAATGTCTTTGCTTTAGTTGGTTTTTCTAAGAATTATGAATATGCTGCAATAGTTGATTTGGATGTATTTAAATCAGAAAGCAACGGCAAAGCAGTAGGCTACAAATATAAAACAGATAGATTATGGGCATTCTTAGAACGTCATAGTGACATTATCAGAATGATTGATGGTGGGTTTGTCGATTCGGCGGAGGGTAATTATATCAAAGACTTACAGTCTCTTAACTTACCAATACCTATAGCACCAAGTTATAAAGCAACGATTAAAGACAGAATTGACTTGAACATTATCTTATTCAATCTTGGAAGGTTCTTGATTCACAACAAATGCATGGCTGCTTATAACGCTTTTATGGCGGCGACATGGGTTAAAGGCAAAGAGGGCAAAGAACGTGAAGATAATAACCTGCCGATAAACGATATCATGGATGGCACCGAATATGCCGAAACAAGGCATATGAATAAATTATTAGCAGCAGCAAAGAGGGTGAGTGAAATTAGATGAGTATATTCACAAAGATAAACGACTATTTTAAAGATAGATACGACCGGAAGCTTGAAAGGGGGTTATTAAGATTGAACGATAAAATCAAGTTTAATCCAGACTTTAACAAAATAGGTCTGGAATATATGACAAGTGAAAGAAGAAGCAAATTGCTAACGCAATATCTGATATGGTACATGGGGGACGAGTTAATCTTATCAAATTACTACAAAAACGAGTCACAAACAATTAACCTTAACGAACTGACTGCAGAAACAAGAATGTTCTGGAAGGTAGCACCATCAGACGTAATGAAGGTGCACACAGGCATTCCTTCGTTGTTCGCAAACAAGAAATCGAGACTACTATGGGGACACGACATAACCATAGACGTAGACGTCTTCAAAGTAAACGATGACGGAACAATCAGTGAAGAAATCAACGAGGATCAATCAAACACAATCCGCGATATTTTAGTAGATACATTGATACCAAAGACCAACTTAATGGAACATATCAAAAAAGCAACAGAGGACGAGAGCTGGTCCGGGCATCATGCATTAAAGCTAAACTTTGATAGATCAATAACACCATACCCTCTAATCGAGACAGCTGACGCAAGACTATTCAGTGTCAAAAAAGAACGTGGCCACACTGTTGCGATTACGTTCCACGAATGGTATACTAACAGCAGAACAAATAGAAAATATCGTAGAGACGAAATATACACGACTGTGAGGCCGGACGAAACCTTCAGGACGATGGATGAAATCATCGCATACTGCAATCAATGGTTGGATCCAGGAAAGACAGTCGAACCAGGCGATGCTTTAATCACCTATGAGCTAATCGAAATCAAGAACTCGAAAGAGATACCGATACAATTTAACTCATGGAACATGCACTGTCCAGAACTCATGGAGGGAATAGAACAAGAAGCATATCCGTTCCCAGAGCTCAAAGGCATGCTAGCATTTGAAAAACCAAACCGTCTTCCAAACAAAGACTTCCCGGGAGCATGGTATGGAGCCAGCGACTACTCAGGAAACATGTCCTCATTTGACAAGCTCGACGAACTCTACTCAGAGAACGCAGCTGAGGTAAGAGAAAACAAGAGCATCTACGTATATCCAATAGAGTGGATGGACAAAGACGATCAAGGGAAGGTAACAGGAAGAAACAAGTTCAAAACAAACTACGTTAGCCCTGCGGTAGATATGGACCAGCAGCAAGGTAAAGAAAACCCAGCTACAGTCTTATCTGCATCAGATAGAACGGAATCATTTGTAAAGAAATGGCGCATGGAAATAGGAATGATATGTGCCAACATCGGAATCAGCCCGACAAGTCTTGGAGGTTTAGCAAGCGGCTTCGAGTCAATAGCAGCTGGGCCAGAGTCACAGCAAGAGCGTGAGAAGGACACCATCGACACAAGAAATGAAATGATCAAACGATGGAAACCTTACATGGAACAAGTATTGCTGAAACTGTTAGAACTCAATAGCTACTTAATAAACAATGGATACATTGAAGATCAACCGGGTATCAGCGAAATGATAGACATAGACTTCGATAACTGTAACATTAGAGTACAATTCCCAGACTACACCAAGTCAAGCGACCAAGAACTCATCAACACATGGGGTGGTGCTAAGAACATGGGCGTAGCTGATACTGAAACAGCAGTCGAAAGAATCTACCCAACTCTATCACGTGATCAGCAAAGAGACATCATCGATAGAATTAAGTTGGAAAACGGAATCGCACTAGATAACCCAGAAGCTCTAAGAATGGAAGACTTAGTGGACGAAGACGTCAACGATGACGACGAAGGCGGCGAGGATCCAAATAACCCTGAACCAGACGGAGGCGAAGAAGAATAATGAAAAAACTGATAGCAGTAATCGCGATGCTTTTGTTATCATTTGCATTTGTAAGCTGCAGTGAAGAAACAGACTACCTGGAACAAATGACGGAGCTGTCGGAACCAAAGGCTCTAGAGATTAACGCAGGATCATTAAGAACAAAGGATGTGTACGCAACTCATGAACTCGATATGAACGAGTACGAAATCCTTTACTACTTGCCTGAAAAGGTAGAGGTCGAAGATAGAATCTATATCAATGACCTTGTGGGCTTTTACATTTTTACAGCTGAACCAATAAAGATACTAGGCTGGTACGGTTATGAAGAGGCGGATAGAGCGAAACTAGAACTGATATTCGGTGACTAGCGATGGAAGACTTTAGAAGTCCTAAAGAAAACATAGCTGAGTCACAAGTCATAGCTGTACAAGAAGCCCAAACTTTAATCAAAGAAGAAATAATCAAATCATATAAAGAAGGCAGCTCTAAAGATGAGCTGTCTCTTAAAATTAAAAGCATCATAAAAGAAACAACAAGAACATTCGAACCACAAGACAGGAAGCGTATACAATACGCTCTTGCACAGAACGCGCAGCGATGGGAATACACCTACAGGCAATCACTAAAGGTCTTGAATGCAACAGCAATAAAAAGTATATCAAGGCTAGCAAAAAGAAGCCCGACGATCAACAATATCGCTAAGTCATACAACATAGACCTAAACGAATACATGGGCCTGGAACCAAGAAAACAAAACCAGCTAATAGGTAAGTTCAGAAGCTTATTGACACAAGACACTAGAGGACAACCAGTCATTGATAGCTACGATAAGATCGTTAAAAACGAAATGAAGAAGCTGGCTGTGGATCCAGGAAACGTCTATAGAGTAGATAGAAACGGTAAGCCTTACAAAATGAACCTCAGGAACTATGCTGAGATGAACACCAGGTATAAAGCAAACCTGGATGACCTGAAGAAGTACGCGGAAGACGACAAAGACCTCGTCTGGACTTCCAGTCACCCAGATGCATCACCACGATGTTCAGCATATCAAGGAAAGTTGTATTCTATCAAAGGCAGAACCGGAATGATAGACGGAATACCATTCACACCATTAGACGAAGCGCTCAAAGGACCAAGAGGCGATGGGAACGGAATCATAAACGGGTACAACTGCAGACACAGACTAATACCATACACACCAAAGTCAAGACCGCCTGAAGACTATGACGAAGAAACAGTAAAAAGAGAGAATGCGATCAATAACAGACAACGCCAATATGAAAGAACCATCCGGAACTATAAACTCGAGGAAAGAGCGTTGAGAGCCGGAGGCGATACAACTGAAGCAAGACGCATGAGGAAAAGGTGGCAACGTTTAAATAGTAATTATGAAAAGTTCTCACTAAAGAACGAGAGAGCGTTCTACAGGTGGCGAACCAGAGTAACAAAAGAAGAGGAACAGTATAGTTAATTAAGACCTTAACGGGTCTTTTTTATATTCCGCAGGCATGCGATAAATCCTATTCCTAAAGCGCGGACACAACCGCGACAACAAATGAGAAGGAGTATATCATGGCGTTAAAAATCAATGAAGAAATCAAAAAGCTATTAGGCGAAGACGCACTAAAAGCATTGGAAGAAGCCTTGAAGGACACCAACGCAGTATTGGAACCACAAGAGAACTTCATTCCAAGAGCTAGACTCGATGAAGTCAATAACCAAGTCAAAGAACTTAAAGCTAACAATAGCAAGTTATCGAAAGACCTAGAAGATGCAGTCAAGAACTCAAAGAGCACTGAAGAATTGCAAACAACAATTCAAAAGCTGCAAGAAGAGAATAAGACAGCTCAAGAAAAATACGAAAGCGACATCAGACAAAGAGAACGTGATTATTTAATCAATGACTCACTGAGAACCGCAGGGGCCCGTAACCCTAAAGCTGTGAAAGCATTACTAGATATCGATAACGTTAAGGTCGTAGACGGAAAACTTGACGGCTTTGAGAAACAACTTGAAGAACTAAAGAAATCAGATACTTATCTGTTCGAAGCAGCTGATCCAAACCCGAATCCAAACCCAAGAACCAAGTTCGATAAGTTCGGAACGCCAATCAAAGAAAACGGCGGCGGGGATCCAGCGTTGTCAGAAGCAGAGAGTATCGCAGTAGAGATGGGCGTGGATCCATCCAAACTTAAATCCTAAATTAAAAAAAGAAAGAGGTTAAAAAATCATGGCAAACACAATCACATTACCAGTAGCATACACGCAAGCATTAGACTTGGTGTTCAAGTTAACAGCATTAACAGGTGACCTTGAAGTAAACGCTTCAAGAGTCTCAATCGTCGGCAAAGAAATCAAAGTTCCTAAGTTAACAATGGACGGACTTGCTGACACAACTCGTGGCGGCGATTTAGTCGAAGGTGACATCAGCTATACGTTCGAAACCAAAACACCTGACTATGACAGAAACAGAGTCTTCAAATTAGACGCTGTGGACGAAAAAGAATTAGGTGGAGCTTTCAAATTTGTAGCAAGTGAGTTCTTAAGAACGAAAGTAATCCCAGAGGTTGACGCGGTCAGATTTTCGAAATACGCTTCATATTCAGGAATCGGATCAGTCGCAGCTGCATTGTCAACCGGAGCTGAAGTGTTGGCGGCTTTAAGAACTGCAGTCAATACTTTAAAAGAAGCTGAGGTTCCAGAAGGTTCAATCCTTTACATTACACCAACCCTTTATGGTTTGGTAAAAGACTTAGACACAACTAAATCAAAAGAAGTATTGTCATACTTCACAAAAATCGTAGAGGTTCCTCAAACACGCTTCTATAAAGGCATTACATTAGCAGATGGGAAAACATCAGGCCAAGAAGCTGGTGGATATAGCAAGACTGCAACTACAGGAAGAAATATCAACTTCCTAGTTATCCATCCAACTGCAATCCTTCAAGCTACAAAACATGCGCAAGCAAAAGCTGATGCACCAGATACTCGTTCAGACTCATGGCGCACATCTTATCGTTTATACGGAATCAACGAAGTATACGATAACAAAAAAGCAGCTGTCTACGCACACATCCATACATCGTAATCGGTGGTATAGATGGCAAAGTTTAGAACTGTAGATAAAGGTGGAATGGCGAAGATCATCCCAGAAAGCAAGCTAGAAGAATACAAAGCAATGGGTTATAAAGACATAACACCAAAGCAAAAAGAGAACAAGTCTTCTGGTAAGAAAACAGAAGATAAAAAAACAACCTCAAAATAGAGGCATAAAAACTAGGGTGGCGGTTAATAGCTGCCGCCCTATTTTTTTTATTAAGGAGGCAATAAAATGGCTTTTACACAATTCACAGAAGAGGAATATAGGAAAAGATACGGCCAGGCTTTAAGTGAAATACTTCCAAATGATGACGATCCAGATAGCAAGGTGGAAAGAAGAATCAATTTAACAATTGAAAAAATAGAAGAATATGTCAATAGCAGAATGCCTTCGTTTGACATAGAAGAACTTCCAGAAGCCATAGAAAAGTATGTGAATAGAGCTGCGATGGAACAGCTGCACTATGAGCTGGGCGAAACTGACTACTCAAAGGTCAGTGGCTACAACGCTCTAACCGGATCCATGATCCCAACAGAGCAAATCCAGAAGATAGTAATCTGCAGAAACGCAAAGATAATACTCGCTAATCACGTAATAACGAATGGGTGGTATTAATGATTGAAAATAGAGCCGGTCAACCTTACACGGCTACATGGCATAAACAAGTGGTCAGTGGCGATAAATCAATAAGAAACTTTGAATTAGAAGGCACTACTTTTTGG